TTGCAGGGCCGCATTCCAGATATAATTACCGTTATTGTCCTTGAATTTGCGCACCGCCGAGACGGTCTTCCGGTTCATGACAAACCGCCCGCCGGCCCGGTACTGCACCTTGGGCGTATAGATCAGGTCAATCAGCTTGTCGGTCGGATTGGCCGTCGGAAAGCCGCCAGCAACGCCTGTGGCCAAATAGCCAAGCTGGCCCCAGGTCTGGCTGGCATCAGCCGCGATCGTATAGCCAAGAAGGCCCTTGGGCTTATTGACCCCATCGCCATTGATAAAGGCGCTGGTTTCCTGGGCGGCAAAGGCATCATCAATTTCGGCGGCCAGCCAATCATCCATATTGATTAGGGCATCATCCAAAAGGGACTGGGTCGCGGCCGGGGCGGCATAGAGGTCGAAGGCTGGAAAATCGATAATGTCCAGAGTAGGCGCTACGGTCTCTGGCCGGGCCGCCGTCTCGGCCATCCAGCTGGCACCAATGCCGACGGTTGAGACCGGTTTGCGATAGACCCCTGCCCCCATGACCTGGATCTGGCAAATATCGCGCATCAGGCTCGATAGGCTCAAGCGCCGCAAGATCTGGGCCTCAAGCTCGGGCAGGGTCAGGAACCCGCCCGAGGTATTGACGCTTTCCGACAGGCCCTTGGCCTCGATCAGGCCGGGCATGACCTGGCCGGTCTTCAGATAAGCATTCCAGGCCGCCTTGCGCTCATCGGGCTCGGCCAGGCGGGGGCTGGGATCAAGGGCTGGGCGGCGTTGTTCGTTGAGGCTGCGGTCATAGCGGGCCTGGGCCCGGCTGACCTCGGCATCGAGCCGGGCGGTCTTTTCTTCCAAAAGGACATCGGCCTGCTTGGCCTCGATCGCGGCGACCCGGGCATTATTGGAGGCCTTATAGTTTTCCAAAATCGCCATAACCTCATGCAAGACGGCGCGGGTTTCAGGCGAAGGGGCAGCTTGTTTCGTTTCGGTGGTCATGAGCACTCCTTGGGTCAGAGGGTAAAAAACATCGCGTTAGGCGGCCTGGTCTTGCAGGATCTCAAAACCTTGCAGGCGGGCCTGAGGCAACATGGGAAAGGTCACCAAAGACACTTCCCAAAGATCGATCTGGGTTAGGACACGCAGGCGCCCGCTCTCATCGGCACGCGACGAAATCGTACGAAACCCGATCGAAAGACCGTCCAGGGCGCCGGCCTTGATCAGGGCTGAGCACAGCCGTGCCTCGGGGCTGAGTTCCAAAATCCGGCCGCTGACAAACAGCCCGGTCTGGTCCTCAAACACCTGGTCCCAGACCCCGATCGGCTGGCGCGTATCGTGCTGATAGAGCATGCGCACACCCGTCGGGCCGGTGCGGATCAGGCTGTCAGCAAAGGCCCCAGCGGCGGCGATATCATCGTTAAGGTCCGCCTTCCAAAACAGGGAGGCATAACCTTCGACCCTCAATTGGCCCATGGGCTGGCCTCCCCGCGATCGAGCTTGTGCTCCATCCGCTCTAGGGTAGCGCGAGCGGCAAGGACCTGTTCTTCAAGCCGGGTCAGGCGCTCGGCGATATTGGACTGGCGATCCAGCCTCTGCTCGATCACCTCAATGCGCGTGGCCTCGCGCCCGGCCCAGATCAGGACGCCTCCGGTCTGGAGGAAGACGGCGATCAGGACCCCGGCCGTGATTTGGCGATCCATGCGCCAGTTTCGGCTTGCGCCAGGATCATCCGACATGGGGACCTCCATCGCCTAGGCCAGCCATGCGGCGGCGCTCCTGTGGGGAAAGAAAACTGGCCGCTTCCAGCCTTGCCCACAGGGCCTCGCGCTCGGGGGCTAGAGCAGGCACGCCGTCCAGATCACAGCCTATGGTCACGGCGCCAAAGCGCGGACCCAGCCAGCCGGTCAGGGCGCGGGCGGTGCGCTCAGCCAAGGGCACCACGGTGTGACGCCAGAAGGCGGCATTGGCCTCTTTGAAATTGGCATAGCTATTGTCACCGGGAATACCGAGCAGCGGCGGCGGCACGCCAAAGGCCAGCGCAATCTCACGCGCGGCGGCGTGTTTTCCGGCGATAAAGTCCAGATCGGCCGGGCTCAGCGACATGGGTTTCCAGTCCAGTCCGCCTTCGAGCAAAAGCGGCCTGCCCGCTGACATGGCCCCGGTATGGGCCTCGGTCAGCTCGGCCTTTAGACGCTCAAACTGCTCCTCTGACAGGCGCTCAGAGGTCTCTCCGCCGCCATAGACCAGGGCCCCAGAAGGGCGCGCAGCATTATCCAGCAAGGCCTTGTTCCAGGCGCCCGAGGCATTGTGCACATCAACGGCAAAGGCAGCCGCCTCAAGAGGTGAAAAGCCATAATGGTCATCGGCGGGGTGATAGAGCTTTAGATGCAGGACCGGCATCCAGCCATCCGTGCCCCGCACCAGCTGCACGGTCTGCGCCCCGACCGTATAGGCATAGGCCTGGGGCCAGCCGCGCGCACCGGGCAGCACCTTCATCCGGTCGGGTCGCAGGCTGTAGAGCTCAACGGGCAAGCCTGCCTCATCCTCGGCCGCTTCCAGATAGGCATTGCCCGCGGTTTGCAGGCCGCCGAAAAACGCCTCCATCAGATCGGCCCGGCCCTGTTCGGGATTGGGGTGCTCCAAGAGCTGCTGTAGGGGGTGGTCCGCGCTGCGACGGCCCTGATCGAACACGACCAGCGGCACAGAGGCGGCAGCCTCGGCGATCATCCGAACACAGCGATAGGCAACCGGATTGCGGGCAAAGCCTTCGCGGGCCAGGGCCTCGAAATTGCGCGGCGTCCATTGCGGCCGACCCGCCGTGGTCAAGGCGATCAGACGCTGGGCGCGGCTGTCCTTGATTTCAGGCGCATGGGGTCGGCCACGCCCAAGGGCGCGTGAAAAAAGTCCCATAGTCTTAATCCTTTATGAGCTGGCCGGGCCTAGAGCACAGACAGCCGGGGCGCGCCGCCGCGCCGGTTCAATAAGAGTTCGTTCAAGGCCCAGACCAGGGCGTCGGCCCGGTCAGGGCTATGGTCCAGGCCCTCTGTGCCAAGAGCCAGCAATTCCTCTTCCAGCGCCGGGAAAGCGCCGCAATGGGTGACGCGCCCCTGTTCATAAAGCGCCGCCACCGGCTCGGCCCGCGCGCGCTTACCAAGCCGGGCATGGACTAGCCTTACCGGAACATCGCATCCGGCCATGGCCAGGACCGTGCGGACCATATCGCCGCCCTGATTGGCCTCTGCCACCAGATAGGCTGCGCCGAAATCCCGCGCCGCCTGGGCTGCGCGCCCGGCCCAGCCGAGCGGTGAGGCCCCGCTCAAGGTCAGATCTGCCAGTACATAGCCGCGATCCTCCAGCCTTCCAGCCACCACCAGGCCGCAGGCATCGCCTGTGGCGCTGGCGGGCGGATCGACCGCCACGACCACCTGATCGAGCGCCTCTGGCCTTGGGCCCCGCGCGCGGGCGAGATCCTCCGAGCGCCAGAGCGCGCCTTCGAAGGCCTCAACCACCTGGCCTTCCAACTCCTGTGCCGCCAGCCGCGTGCCGCCATAGATCGCCTGCAGCCCGCCGATAAAGCCCGGGGCCAGATTGGCCCGGTTGGCCAGGGTTCCGGCCCGCGTCACCACAACCCCAGCCTCGGCCATCAGGCGGCGCAAGGCCACGGTTGGCTTGGGCGTTGTGGTCATGACCAGTCTTGGATCATCGCCTAGTCGCAAGCCCATTCTCAACATGGCGAGGGTCTCCTCGGCATAGGTCCAGGCGCAGAACTCATCGGCCCAGGCCGCCCCAAACTGAGGTCCGCGCAGGCTTTCCGGATCCTCGGCTGAAAAAGCATAGGCCACTGCGCCATTGGCGAACAAAAGCCGTCGCCTTGAGCTTTCAAACCGGGGCGCGCCGCCAAGCCAGGCGCAGGTGCAAACTCCAGACAGTCCATCAATCATGACCTCTCGAACATCGTGCAAGGTGGGACCGACCAGGGCTAGGCGCTCATTGATAAGCGCCGCCGCCGCCAGCCATTCTGCGCCTGCCCGGGTCTTGCCCGCGCCGCGCCCACCCAAAAACAGCCAGGTCCTCCACGGCCCATCGGGGGCCAATTGTTCGGGCCTGGCCCAAAATTCCCAGTGCCGGTCAATCAGGCGCAGATCGGCCAGGCTCAGCTGGCTCAGTATCTGTCTTCTGCTCGAGGCTGGCTGCGAGGCGAGCCAGTCGGCGCTCCAGATCGGCGCGCAGCCGTTCAAGGGTGACAAGGTCGCCGGGCAGACCGTTTGGATCATCTTCGCTTTTCACCTTGTCCTCCTGGACCCGA